AACCATTGTTTGCTAGATTGTCTTTAATGGTAATTGATAATGATAATTTTAGTTTTGTTGTTGGGCCAACAGCAGATGGAACAGACAGTGTAAGAAGTTTTGCAGCAAGTCCATCGCCTGGTTGGGAATTTGAATATTTTTCTTTACCTCTTTTAAATGCGTTAGGTAAATTACAAAATATAAGACTCACTGACATATTTAGGATACGTTTTGGTTTATTATTCAGAGATATTAATCAAATAGTAAACACGCCTCATGTTGACAATGACAAACAACCACATCATGTAGGTTTATATTATTTAAATGATACAGATGGAGCAACGAAAATATGGAAACAAAAACACAAGGATTGGGGTTCAGACTATGTGCGTTATTCATTAGACGAGTGTGAACTTTTACAAGAGGTAGAACCAAAATCAAACCGAATGGTTATATTTGATGGGTCACACTATCATAGTTCGGTAACACCAACCAAGACACAATTAAGATATGTTATAAATTACGATTTTGAAATAGTGGAGAAATAGATGAATGATTTTTTAAAAGATATAATTAAGGAAACTGGTAATGAGTATGCAAGTTTAGTCGCAGACGGAGTAGAAGCTGGTGACACAGATACGTTTATCGACACAGGTAGTTACATATTTAATGCACTACTGAGTGGTAGTATCTATGGTGGTCTGCCTGCAAATAAGATAACTGCACTCGCTGGTGAGAGTGCAACTGGTAAAACTTTCTTTTTGATGGGTATTGTCAAAAACTTTCTAGATGCAAACCCAGAGAGTGGTGTAGTTTACTTTGAGAGTGAAAGTGCGATTACAAAACAGATGGTAATTGACAGAGGTATTGACCCTAATAGAATGATTATTGTTCCAGTAACTACAGTTCAAGAGTTTAGAACACAAGCACTTAAAGTATTAGATAGATATATGCAACAGGACGTTGATGTTCGCAGACCTATGTTTATATGTCTAGATTCACTTGGTATGTTATCTACTACAAAAGAAGTAGAAGATACTGCTGATGGTAAAGAAACCAGAGATATGACTAGGGCACAAGTTCTCAAGGCTGCATTTAGAGTGTTGACTTTGAAACTTGGTAAAGCAAAAGTTCCTATGGTTGTTACTAATCACACATATGATGTTGTGGGTTCAATGTTTCCAACAAAAGAGATGGGTGGTGGTTCTGGTCTGAAGTATGCAGCCTCATCTATCGTCTACCTATCAAAGAAGAAAGAGAAAGATGGAACAGAAGTTATCGGTAATATTGTGCATTGTAAAAATCACAAATCAAGAATTACTGTAGAAAACAAGATGGTTGATGTTCGATTGACATATAACAAAGGTCTTGATAAACATTATGGACTACTTGACCTTGCACTCAAGTACGATATCTTTAAGTCTGTATCAACTCGTATCGAACTACCAGATGGTACAAAACAATATGCAAAGACAATCAACAATGACCCAGAGAAATTCTTTACTGAGGATATCATGAAACAACTAGACGAGTGTGCAGATAAAGAGTTTCGATATGGAGAATGAAACTTTTATAAAAACATATGATAATGCAATACCTCATACTCTTTGTGATACCCTTATAGAAAAGTTTGAATCAAATCAAGACCAATGGGAAAAAAGAGATAAACGAACTCAAGACAGAGGTAATCTATCTTTTAATGAAGTTCATCTCTTTAAATACATGAACACTTGGAAACCAGAGGTAGAGGCTCTTGCAGATATATTTAAAACGTATACTGATGAATACAAGAGTAAATATAGTGATTTTATGTTCCCACCAAAGTATGGTATCGAACCATTCAAAATGAAAAGATATGAAGCAAATGGTGTAGACGAATTTGGTTGGCACGTTGATGTCAACTCTACTGACTCAATGAAGCGTTGGTTAGCCTTTTTCTGTTATCTGTCTGACAATGATGAGGGATATACTACTTTTCCGTATCAGAAAGTTGGAACAGATTGTAAGAAAGGAACTATTGTGGTGTTCCCACCAATGTGGCCTTGGCTACATCAAGGTACAAAACCAGTGCAAAAATCCAAGTATTTTTTAGGGAGTTATTTACATTATGTCGATTAGAGATCAGTATGTTTTTATCACTAACAAAAATGAGGAAATGCAACTTATAGGTATTCGAAAAGGAAAATTTGAGGGTGTGGTTTATAAATATGGTAAAGTATCTTTAGGTGAAGAAAATAAAGATGGGAACTTGCCATTTAAGTTCGAATATGATATACTAGACAATAACATGATTCCAAGAGAACAGTTTGATGATGAAAACTTTTTCAAACTTCTTGGTGATATATTAGTGGATATAATTGATAGACAAGAGGATTTAAACTTTGGATACACAAACGATAGAGAGAACAGCTCTCAGTAATCTAATTTGTAACGAGGATTACGCAAGAAAAGTATTACCATTTATCAAAGGTAATTACTTTGAGGTAAGAGAAGAACGAATAATATTTGAAGAGATATTTAACTTTGTAGATAAATATAAAAAGATTCCCACACAAACATCTCTTGAAATTGAAGTGGGTGAAAGAAAAGATTTATCAGAAATAGAATATAAAAAAGTCGTTGATATAATCAAGACACTTAATCCTGTGGAGGTAGACTTTGATTGGCTCGTTGATCATACGGAAAAGTTTTGTAAGGATAAGGCGATTCACAATGCGATTGTTGATGGTATATCTATTATTGATGGGAACGATAAAAATAGAACTCCAGATTCTATACCAAGCATTCTTACGGATGCCCTCGCAGTATCTTTTGATAACGCTGTGGGTCATGATTATATTGGTGATGCTGATTCTAGATTCGAATATTACCATAGAGTAGAAGAACGTATTCCGTTTGACTTAGACTTTTTCAACAAGATAACCAAAGGTGGACTACCACCAAAGACGTTGAATATTGCACTTGCTGGTACTGGTGTTGGTAAATCATTGTTTATGTGTCATATGGCTGCAAACTGTATATCTCAAGGTAAGAATGTTTTGTATATTACTCTTGAGATGGCAGAGGAACGTATCGCAGAAAGAATAGATGCAAACTTAATGAACGTGAGTATGGAAGATTTACATGATCTACCAAAGAAAATGTTTGACGATAAAATCGCAAAGATAATCGAAAAAACATCTGGTAAACTCATAGTCAAAGAATATCCAACTGCATCTGCAAACGCTAATCACTTTCGTGGTCTAATCAAAGAACTCGCAATCAAGAAGTCTTTTAAACCAGATATCATCTTTATTGATTATCTAAACATTTGTGCATCATCTAGATTTAAAGGTGGTGCGAATATCAACTCATATACTCTAGTCAAGTCGATTGCAGAAGAACTGCGTGGTCTTGCAGTAGAAACAAATGTTCCTATCATGTCTGCAACTCAAACTACTAGGTCTGGTTTTATATCAAGTGATATCGGTCTTGAAGATACATCTGAGTCTTTTGGTTTGCCTGCAACTGCTGACTTGATGTTTGCATTGATATCGACAGAGGAACTAGAAGATTTAGGTCAGATTGCAGTAAAACAGTTGAAGAACAGATACAATGACCCAACGATACATAAACGATTTGTATTAACTATTGATCGTGCAAAAATGCGATTGAGTGATGCGGCTAGTGAAGAACAGACATTAGTGGATGATGGACAAGACGATACACCAGTATTTGATAAAACATCTTTTGGTAAAAGAAACCTTGACTTTTCTAAGTTAAAGGTATAATAAATAATGTCATGTCAATACGAAAAAAAAGTTTTATTAGTCAAGTAAGACCAAGACAAAATAAATCGGTCAAACATACTCCTATATCTGAAGGCGGTTTGGGATTAACCCCACGAACAGATGGTGGTTCTGTAGATGATGATATTAAAAAGGCAAAAGAAAATAAATTAGCACAATACTGGTACGACAAGTATGAAAATTTGGTTAAGGAAGTTTCTTATGAGAGAAAGATAGATCGTAAGAATTTAGATGAACTTGATGAGAAGCTAGATGGTGTGAATCAAGATCTTCTTAGTGAAATATCGACAATATCTGATAACGACCCTTTAGTTGAGGGGGAACAAAAGTTTGTAACATTTGAAAAATTATCCGAACATAATAAAGTATACTTCAGTAGAATCCAAAAACAACTATCAACTATTGGTGGTGGTGGTATTGGCCAAATCTCAGATGATCCATCTCCCAAATTTGGCGGCAATTTAGATTTAAATTCAAAAGATATTACTGGTACAGGCAATATTACTCATACAGGAAATTTAACTACAACAGGAAATGGTTCATTTTCTGGCACACTTGATGTTTCTGGGGTAACAACTTTTTCAAATGTAGTTATTTCAGATGGTGGTACTATTGGTAGCTCAAGTGATACTGATGCCATTACAATCAGTTCTGCTGGATTAGTAACACTTTCTGCAGCAGCTTCATTGTCTGTAACTGGTACAACAACCTTTAATCAAGATGTAAATTTCCCTGGCGCCTTATATAATATACATTGGGATCAACCAACAAGTAAGTTTAAATTTGATGATAATGCTCAATGTGTATTTGGTAGTGCATCTGGTGGAGATATGAGACTATTCCATGCAGGCGGAAATAGTACTATAAAAAATGAAACTGGACAATTTAGGCTTGCTGGTAATGATATAAGATTACAGACTCAAAATAATAGTGAAGATTATATTATTTGTACTGATGGTGGCGCAGTTCAAATATTTCATAATGATGTTGAAAAATTTACCACTACCAGTACTGGAATCAGTGTAACAGGTAATATAGTTATTTCTGACGATGGTAATATTGGTTCATCTTCAGACACAGATGCAATAGCAATTGCCGCTGACGGAACAGTAACATTTTCTAGTGATGTTGTTGTAAGTGATGATTTGTTAGTAACACAAAGGATCAGGCACGTTGGCGATACTGATACCTATATAGAATTTACTGATGACCAAATACGATTAATTGCTGGTGGTAAATCTTTAATTGAAGCGACTGAAACAACCACAGATACAGTTGTAATCAATGAAGATAGTCATGACCTCGATTTTAGAATTGAAGGTAACGGCGATGCAAACTTATTTTTTACTGATGGTGGTAATGATAGGGTCGGTATCGGTACTAATTCACCTAGCAAACTACTTCATGTAGATGGTGATGCAAAAATAGGTTCATCACAATCAGCAGGAGTGATACTAACATCTCCCAATGGTACAGAATATAGACTTATCGTTGCTGATGATGGTACTTTGAGTACAACTGCTGCATAAGTGAAATAACACTTGACAATTCGTAATCATTCTGTTATATAAATAATAGAAAACTATATTTAAATGGGAAAGTGTCATGTCTTTTAGAGATCATATTCGCAAGTTAAAACCTGTAAAATCATATATTTCACCCTTAGATAAAATATCAGATACCCTATCTGAAGCTTTAGAGTATAAAGGTGGGGATGATGAACAGTTTGCTGTCGAATTAGTTGCTGAGATAGATGACAATATAGGGTCTATCAATGGTGAGATAAGTAAAGATACCAGGCCAGGAAAGACAAACAGTCGTAGAATAGGTGTACAAATTGTATTACCAGATGACAAAAGGATACCATTCACAGCAATGGCAAATGATGTTATCGGTGGTGATACAGACTTAGAGAAAAAATCCCCATCATCAACTAGAGTTAGAAAAGACTTTATGTTTCGACATAAAGATATGGATAGAGATATCTATGTACAGACAAGACCAGACGGAAAAAGGGGTGGTGGTGCAAAAGCTGATCCAAACGAACTGATGACTGCTGCACTTTGTACTCTATCTGAAATACCAAAAATTACAACAGTTGATGAATTAGATGCTCTGATTGATCAAGTCAGAGATATTGTGAAGTCTGGTAAAATTATAGGGTTTACAAGTTTAGAGGTTGAGTCATTAGAGAAAGACTACAACAATTTAGTCAAAGCAATATCTGCAGCAGAGGTGATAATTAAAAACTTTGGTGGTGGAGCAGATAAAGTTTATCTCACAGGTAAGGCTTGGGATAAAGACGTAAAACAGTTTCAGATAACAAAATATGGTATGAAAGATTTTAATGCTTCTGATTTTATTATCAAAAAAGGTAATGGTTTTCTTGGTGTGTCGTTAAAGAAGAAAGACACAGGAACTATGGCCGACCCAACTTTAATTAATAAAGGTTTTTCTACCATGATAAAGGGGTCTGAATTTGATGATGTTCGTAAGGAGTTGGATGAGGCTGCAGGTAAGTTTTATGTTGGATTGATCAGGGCTGCACAAAAATTACAAAATAGAAATCCTAGAGTTGCAGTTGATAAAGATGGCAATCCTTGGCTAGATGACAAAATGTTGAAAGAATTAGGTAAGAGTGGTCAAGGTGTGAATACTAGCAACTGGACAAAATTTGTACAACGAATACCTAATGAATTAGTTAATTACCAATTAAAAAAAGCAAAAAGTCTTTTCAAACCTCTCTCAGATGTCATAATAAAAAACTCAGATATGTTTGGTGAACAATTATTACAACTAATATTTAAAATGGATCTACAAGATTTGAAAAAATTAAACTTTGATTTTGCACTTGTAACAGGTATTGGTAGACAACTTGTCAAAGGCCCTGTCATAGAAACAGGTGAATACAAAAATGTAGATACAATGGTTGGAGTTCTTGATAAATTATATACATCTGGTAAAGTGAAGATGGTGTTAGACCCTAGAAAAACTCAAGCATTTGAAAAAGGTGCAACCGCGGCTCAACTATTTTTTCAATTAATAGTTGGTAACACACCAATAAGTGATATATCTTTGAGATACAAAGGTAATTTTAGAGCTGCACCAAACTTCTTAGCAACACCAACAAAAGAATTTAAAAATTTATTGAAAAGATAACAAATGAAAACATTTTCAGAACTATTGACAGAGGATAAGGGTGGTAAAAACCTACACCTAGAACATCTAGAAGATGAGATACTTAACTATGGTGTTGATGGTGGTAGAGCCGCAATCAACTTCCTACAATCACTCAGAGATATGTTATCTGGTTCTTCACGTTCTTCAGTAAACATGACAGTAAAATGGGATGGAGCACCTGCAATATTCGCTGGTATCGACCCAAGTGATGGTAAATTTTTCGTGGCTAAAAAATCAGTTTTCAATGTTAATCCAAAATTATACAAAACTAATCAAGAGATAGATGATGATCTATCTGGGACACTAAATGAAAAATTCAAAGTCGCACTCAAAGAGTTCTCAAAACTTGGAATCAAAGGAGTCATACAAGGTGACCTCATGTTCACAGACGACCTTTCGAAAGAAACTATTGAGGGGATATCATATTACACTTTCCAGCCTAATACTATTGTTTATGCTGTTCCTGTTGATAGTGATCTTGGTAAGGTAATGAATAAAGCAAATATAGGTGTTGTTTGGCATACTACCTACACAGGTAGTTCTCTACCAGAGATGAAAGCATCTTTTGGTGTGGACATATCAAAACTATCTAAACCAACATCTATATGGATGGACGACGCAACTTATAAAGATGTATCTGGTCGTGCAACTTTTACACAAAAAGAAACAGATGCAGTAACAAAGATATTATCTAATACTGGTAAAACATTTCAGAGAATAAATGCACCTATGTTAAAACAATTTTTAAAATTACAGGATAGTTTAACAGGAGTGTTAGTCGGTGCATCACTCAAAACATACAATAATTCAAAGGTTCGTGCTGGTGAGATAATTAAGAATCCAAAACAACACGCATCTGGATATATCAAATGGGTGGAGAGTTCTATACAGAAACAAATAGACAAAGTAAAAAGTGATAAGGGTAAAGAGAAATATAAGAATATACAGAGAGAGTATGTAAGAGATTTCAAAAAACATACCAATAATCTTACACAGATTATAACATTTCAGAATTTACTGGTGGATGCAAAGATGCAGATAGTAAAAAAACTAAATAGTGTTAAGGGTCTTACTGATACGTTCATTAGGACACCGAATGGATACAAAGTAACAAACCCAGAGGGGTACGTTGCGATTGATAGAGTTGGTGGTACAGCGGTCAAACTTGTAGACCGAATGGAATTTTCGTTTAACAACTTCACTGCAATAAAGGCATGGGACAAATGAAAACATTTTTAGATCTTTATGACGAACTGTCAGAGTTTAGAGTCATTAGTAGAGCACAAAGAAGAAAAATTGGGTTACGAATGAAAAGACTTACGAAGTCTGCTGCTTTTAAAAAGAAAGTAGAAAAGTCTAAATTTAGGATAGCATCTCCAGAAAAACAAAAAGTCAAAGCTGCAAAGATGGCAAAACAATTTGTCTTAAATAAGTTTTATCCAAAATATAAAGAAATGGGTATCGAACAAAGAGTTAAGATAGATCAGATATTACAAACAAAGTATGGTAGGATGATTGCAAAACTTACCCAGAAGAATATAAAAAAGGTGAAGGCAAAAGAAATATTAAAAGTCAAACAAGCAAGACAAGCAAAACAAGATGCGTAGATTTTTAGAACTCATAGAACAAAAAGAGAATGTGGTATTCACATTCGGTAGGTTCAATCCACCTACAACTGGTCACGAAAAGTTGATTCAGAAAGTAGCATCTACTGCTGGTTCTAGTCCGTTTCGTATCTATCCATCATATTCACAGAACCAAAAGAAAGATCCACTACCATTTACATTGAAGATTGCATACATGAGAAAGATGTATCCAAAGTATGCAAGAAATATAGTTGCAGACAAGGATGCAAAAACAGCAATCAACATTGCAGTCAAACTCCATGATGAGGGTTTCAAGAATGTAACTATGGTGGTTGGTTCTGATAGAGTAAATGAGTTTTCATCTCTACTTAAAAAATACAATGGTGTTGAGGGTAAACGACATGGTTTTTATAAGTTCGATAATATCAACGTAGTATCTGCTGGAGAGCGTGACCCAGATGCAGAAGGTGTTACTGGTATGTCTGCATCTAAAATGCGACAAGCTGCATCTGATAGTGACTTTGATTCATTCAGTAAAGGACTACCATCTGGTTTTAAAGATGGTAAGAAACTTTATCTTGATGTAAGAAAACATATGGGTATTCGTGAAGAACGAGATATGGGTGAGATGACTGACTTTGAGTCACTTAGAGATATGTATCTTACAGGAAAGATTTGGAATATCGGTGACTTAGTGGAAGCGAATGGTGTCGAGGGTAGAGTAATTAGAAAAGGAACTAATTATCTCGCATACAATGATAGTCAAGGTAAAGTGCATAAGGTATGGTTGCATGAAATAAATCTCAATGAGATACAAAAAGGATTACGAAGAGTTAAACAAGACCCAGATATAAAAGGTGACAAGGGAACAGAACCAGCGAAGTATTATAAAGGTGTTGCAAGAAAGACAAAACCAAAACGTGATGACCACTTTGAAAGAGGTGCAAAAATGGATGATGACAATCCAGCCGCATACACACCAGCACCTGGCGACAAAGATAAATCTGGAAAACTTAAAAAGACAAAACCATCTAAACACACGATCAAATTCAAAAAGATGTTTGGTGATGATGTGAACGAAGTTGCACCACTTATAGGATTAGGATTGAGAGCCGCACCTACTATCGCAAAGTATGTAAGTAAGATAAACCCATCAAGTGTTGGTAGTGGAGCAGCCGCAGTTGCAACAGCGGTTGATAAAGTAAAACAGAAACTTACCACTAAGAAGAAAGAAACAAATGAGTCAGATGAGATAGATGAAAGAACACTATCAAAAGCACAACAAGATAGATTAGATGATTTAGAGGCATACTTAGGACATTTACTAAGATTGAAAACTCCTCGCACAGCAGAGATAGATGCAACTAAGAAAAAAATAAAAAAATTAAAATCTGACTTTGACCCAATTGATGAATCGTGGAGTATCAATGAGATGACAGGTATTAATGTTCCAGAACTTATCAAAACAACAATACACAGATTAACACATCCAAAGGGTTACAGAGACTTAATACAAAAGTATGTTGAAAGAGTAAAACAGACAAGAGGAAAACCAAGTAATGGTGCAATACTATCTGATTTAGGTCATCAGATGGGTTTTGATAGAATTAAACCACTACAAGATTATGTAAACAAATTAGTGAGAAAAGGTAGTTTACCACAAGAACTCGCAGCCGATTATGAACATGATAACGAGGTAAAGGATACCGACATGGAAGAACAAGTAATAAATGAAAAGATAGAAGGTCTAGTCAAAAAGTCTGAAAAGTCTAAAGTACCATATGGTATTCTCAAAAAAGTTTATAATCGTGGAATGGCCGCATGGAGAACAGGACATAGACCAGGCACCACACCACAACAGTGGGCGTTTGCAAGAGTCAACTCATTCTTGACAGGAGGTGGTGCAAGAAAGGCAGATGCAGATCTATGGTCAAAGGCAAGTGCTGCTAAGAAGGCGAAGAAAGAAGAATTAGAATTTGATGAATCTAAAACATTCAGACTATCTCAAAGTGATAAAGACATAATGAAACAGATCAACAAAATTCGTGATAAAGCATTTAAGTTTAGTACAGGGTCAAAAGAACATACAGCATTAATGCGACAGATGGATGTGCAAAAAAGTAAATTATCGAAAGATGCTCAACGATCTTTGATGATGGGTGAAACCATAGAGGACGAACTAGGTGAAAAGTATAACCTTTACCATTCTACTTTTTCTGGTGCGATGCAACACGCAT